TTATTCCTATGGGATTCATGATGTCACTTGTTGATGAACCAGTGTATGCAAGTATTACGTTTTTGATTGGGTTCATATCCCTTCTTGAACTTATAGATTTAAAAAAGAAACATAAAATTAAACTTTAAGGTTGATATGAACGAGCCTATAAAATTAAAATGCCCTTACTGCATTAAGGAATTTACCACTACCAGAAGAGATAAAATTTGGTGCGATAGGCAATGTGCTAAAAAATACGCACAAATAAAAACCCAAATAGACTTAAATAAACACAAGCAAGAATTAATATTAGAGCCTGCTTTTGGATACGATTATGAATTAAATAAATTTTACGTTAACGCTTTGAAATTTAAAAAAACATTATAGTTAATTATTGAGCAACAATCCCATGCGGTTATCGGAGTAATCTGGTAGCCGCTTTTTTGTATTAAAATTCCAACATTAAGCCTATTTTGATGGGTTAGTGCATGAAATATACCTCAAAATTCATGCAGTTTAACTCAGAACAAATGCGTAAACCTTGCTATTTGTCCGTGTTCTTTTGAATGCAGGAACCCTTCAATTGCTTTTGGTGCATGCTGGTATCCATTCCGGTGATGCCATGAGTCCGTTCCACTTGGTGACCTTAAACTTTCAACTGTAACACCTTGATAATCTTTTGAAGTCTTGTGATGCACGTGGTGCGTGTACACATACCGGTGTTTAGTATTACCCCATTCATTTGATTCCACCGCCATCAACAAAGGAAGATCTTGTGCCTTTGCACCATCGCCGTGTGTGGTTCCAATTAAGGATGTACCATAAGCAAAGTATTTCCGGTGTGCAATTGAACAATCAAAAGTTATATTCTTGTTATTTCTAAACCATGAACTAATAACATCAGCTAAAAAGAAACCACTTTGATAATCATGATTTGATGGATTAAAAGTAAAATGCACATCAGCAACAGGAATAAGCATTTCAAGAACATCAACATACACTTGTTTAGCTTTGAGGAAATTACTATACCACATTCCATCAGTGTCTTGTGGCGTGCCTGATGTTGTTTGTCGCTTTGGATTGTCGATATGCAGAATATCGTTACCACCGATGAATAGTATCTTATCTATGTTATACCCTTGCGACTTATCAATGATGCCTTGTACCCCCTCTAAAACGCGTTTAACGGCTATGTTTGTATCATAGTCTTCACCAGTTTCAAATGCTTCACACAACTTGCCAATGTGAACATCAGCAGGATCAATGACCAATAGGTGACCATCTTTTGATTTGTTCCTTTTTATAGTAGGGTATTTTGGTGAATAGCTTTTTAGTTCTGCAACTAATTTGTCTCTGATTTTATCGTATGAAACCGCACCTTCATAATCTGGATTGGTGAAGAATAGCGATGTATCTTTTGTTTTAACCCAACCATGCTTTACGTCTTTGGTTGCAACCCCTGCATCTTCACAATAGTCATCAATCTTTGAAACATAAAGTGTATAATGGTCTCTTATGGTTAGTGATGCCTTGCCAACAATACCACTTATTCTGTCATAGTAATCCTTCTTAAATTCATCTACCTTTCGGGGATGTTCTGCAAAGGTTTTAAAGGTTATATCGTATTGACTCATGTTATGTGTGTGTGTGTTTATTTTCTTAGTTCAAAGTGCATCCAATCGTATCCCTTTTCTATTCCTAAACTTATAAACCCATGCCGGTAAAATATGTCAATCATTGGTTGATATTCGGGCCGTGCAAACCTCGCAGTTTTTGCGGTTTCTTTTAACTTGTTTCTTGCCGGATCAAGGTCAATGGCAATTGCCCATGCGTGTGTGGACCAACTTGTTCCGCCCCTCATTTTACGGTAATTAAAACAACCCCCAAACAAATCAATTCCAAGCCTTTCTATTTCCTTCATTCCATACTCAGCAAGTAAATCATTAAAGACGTTCAAAAATGGTTCTGCTGCCAACTTGTGGCATCTCATTTTGGAAACTTTAGTTTCTAAGTCCCACGCCAATTTCATTGGATAAGGTAATAAAATTGTAGTCAAATAACCTGCACCGGTTTCATTTGGCTTGCCGTACTTCTTAACAATTTCATTTGTGGTCATCATTTCTTCAATCGTTCTACTATATTAGTAACTCCTTCAATTGCTATGTAAGCGGTTGAAATAATCACCCAATCTTCAGACCTAACAGAACCAATAAACAACCCAATGGATGCAACCACAAAAACTGTTAGTTTGCGGCTTACCCATTTGGATAAGATAAGATCAATCTTTTCCTTTCGGCTCATCCTTTCTCAATTTAATCCATCGTTCTATGGTGTACCCAATAGAGACAATTAACAAGATAAATTTCAAAGCCACATCAATGTCACTGAATGATATGGCAAACGAAAGAATGTTTAGAAGGTATATTTTCAAGTCAGACAACATCATTTACTTCTGGAATTACGCAATAAGGTGAATCAGGATAAATCTTGCAATACTCAGCCGTATATGCCGCTTCCCATCCAGCAAAGATATGTATGCCGCAAGGCTTAGGATACACCACAAAAGGTGCAAGCCATTCAAGTTCCTCGCATAGCATATCAACCGCGTACTTAGTTGATAAATCTATACACTCGCCTTCTTCATTTTGGGCTAAACATATAAAGCCTATCTCGTGTATAGCCGTAACCTCACTAATCAATACCCCATCTTCATAAAGGCTATCTTTCACCGTTAGCCATTCGGCTTGGTCTGTAAATTCAAATTTAAGGAATTTCATAATTATAAAGTTGTTAGGGTTGCTAATTCTGTATCGCTAAGTGCTGAAGGAAATACCATAAGGTTTTGAAGGTTTGCGAAAAAATACAAAGCACCGCTTCCAAGATTAGAATCTAACTTGTTTAATGTGTTTGGTGCTAAAACCGAACCCGTAAAACTTTCACCTACTTTCACTCCGTTAATCCATAAACTAAAATTATTTAAAGAATACTTAAACGCTATTTTTAAATTAGTTGTAATACTTGGCACAACATGCGTAAATTCAACAACTGCAACGTTTGAAATTCGGTATTGTGCCGAAATAGTATTAGATGCGTCTTTGTATGCAATATTAACTTTGTTATTAGATGTGCCATCTGTTAATGACATCATTCGCCAAGTAGCATCATTTGCTAATGCAGTAGATTCAATATACAAAACCCCCTCTTCGCTATTTATTAAACTACTAATGCCGCTTTTGCTTGCACTATCTTGAGTCCTTGTCACCGAAGTTGTGGTGGTGGGGATATACGAAGTGGGATATGAGCCTTGTTCAACTTGCATTCCGTATAAATAAATAGTCCCACCGCCAGAACCCCTTAAAGGATAAACTCGTAAACTTGTGCATCCGATTGGCGTTGTTACCGTATACTGAACGCGAGTCCATTCATCGGTTGAAATTGTATAGGAAATATCTTGTACTATAAACGCCCCATTTGAATCATCTCGAATAGCTAATTTAGGCGTTGCCAAAGTTCCCTTTTTAGCATAAAAACTAAAAGTATATTGCGTTTGTGCAGATACTGCAATAACACTAAATAAAGTTGGGTAAGTTATAGTAGTTATTTTTGTAGCATTATTAACGCCTTCGGGGCTTAATGTATCTAAAGTATTAGAATTTAAAGTAATGTCACTTATAGACCAATTTGCATTAATAAAGTTATTAGATTGAAGTAATAAGTTTGTCCTCTGCGGTTCTAAAAGCAATTTACCGCAGCCTCCACCGGTATAGTCTATACGGGGAACACCCGTTGCAACTGATTCTATTAAGCCGCTTAAATTAACCCTTGTTGCCGTGCTTGCTCTTGTGAAGGTCAAATCACCACTTCCATCGGTTGGCTTTAAGCTATATGCTTTCCCCGCTTTGTACCCCGAAGGGTAATATATTAAAGATGCGTCATCGTATGTACTCATAGTATTTCTTCTAAAAAGGTTATTGTGCAAGTGTTATTTTCTACCGTACCGCCATCGGCTAAAACTCTCGTTTTGTATGTACCAAATATTGCAGCCGCAGGATTACCGCCACCGCCATTTATAATTGCGCTATATTGGTATCCGTAACCGTACATTTTAAAGTTTGATTAAAAGTACTGAACCGCTTGCCAATGTTACCGTTTTAAGTGCTTTTCCGCTTGCTGGTGCAATGATCATTCCTTTGGTTATGGTCTTGCCACTAATGCCCCATTCTGTTAAAACATCGTTGTCATCTGTATCTGTTAACGCGCTGAAAACGCAATCCGCATTCACCACCGCGTAACGGTAATTTGTGCTATTGGTTCCGGTTATTGTGCTATCTACAAATTTGCCACCCTTGAGTGCAACTAATTCTTCTATTGTCATTTTTTTATGTTAAATTTTCTCTAATACTATACTCCATGATTACCCGCGCACACTGGCTTGAATTATCAAATAATATTTCTTGATTGCTCAAAAGTGTTTGGTCTATTCTTTTTCCGCCTATTGTACCCTTGTATCTATAAAGGATTGTTTCAATTGCATCCGATATGTTTGATGCTTGCAGGAAACCACCGTTGCCATCTTTCGCCTTTGATGCATAAATGTTTATTTCAACATCATGGTTAATAATTGAATAACCATTTTTGAAATTCTCCGGTGTGCTTCGTTCCGTTATTACAATACGTGGAAACAAGTTTTCTTGTGGTGCTAACCCATAATTCAACTGCTCTACTAAATTAGTAATTGCAGGAACATTAAGAAGTTGATATATTGCACCGCCTATCATTAATGCAAATATCTTTAAATCACTTTTGTTGTTGATGTAATTATTTTAACATTCTTTTTGAAGATTGCTTTGCGGTTTTACTTCCGTTGCAACTTTTACATAATGCTTGAAAGTTATCTTCATTCCATTCATCCCCACCTTGTGACATTGGAATGATGTGGTCGGTGTAATATGATGGTTGGTTGCAGCCTTCCATCTCGCACACTGGATGTTTCATTTTATAGGATAAAGATAGGTGCCGCCATGCCTTAGAATTGTAGAATTTTTCGTGTTCTTTATCCTTCAACCAATTCTTTTGCTCTGCTTGCTTGTTTTGCTTTTGTGGTGTAAATCCATACACCTTTTTAGGCATTGATGGCATTAAGGGTTTAATTTTGCCCCGTTAAATTTGTAAACAAATCCATCAATAGGATTCTTGTAGTAAGCGTGTTCATCGTAAAATACAAACTCACCATCCAATAAGTAATTACTAAGTGTTGGATCCGGTGCATTGCCTTTCATTTGAAAGATGTTTGCACGTACTCTTTCGGAAACAACTGTTTGTCGATAACCAAAGACTATTTCACACCCTGCTGGAATGTCATAATCAATTGTAACCGTTTCAACCGCAATCATTGTGTCCATTGGGTTAGGTGTTGTTAATACAACAAATTCACCTGCTTTCAATTTGGTTTCTGGTTCTAAGATATAAAGTACATCACCTTTTCTTAAATCGTCATAATCAAAGTCTTGCATTGGTATTTCTGTGATTGCTCCGGCAGGTAGTGCATTAGCTAATGTTGAAACTTTATTTTGCTGAATAAATGTATCAACCATGTAATCCTTTTCTTGTTCCTTGCCTTGTTCGCCTTGATTTCCACCTTGAGTTCCACTTGATAAA